TTAGGTACTGCTGATCAAGTAGTCTTCCAAAACAAACTTATAATTGATAGTTTTGAAATAAACGACAACACTATCAGAACAACAGATTCAAACGCAAATTTAGAAATAAATCCAAGCGGCACAGGTACTATTGAATTATTAGCAAACACAAATGTATCTGGTAATTTACACGCTACAGGAAATATTAGTGCAGACGGTAATATTGTATTAGGTGATGCTGATACAGATAGTATTGATTTTAATGCTGAAATTGCAAGTAATATAATACCAAATGCAAGCAACACATATAATTTAGGTACTAGTACAAAAGCATGGAACAATGTTCATGTAGAAAATGTTAACGGACAAATTATAAATGCACAAACAGCAAATATAGCAGGAATAAACTTAGGTACTAGACACGCTAATACTTTATATGTTTCAGAAAACGGTAGCAATAACAATGCAGGTAACCATCCGCAAGCACCTTATCAAACTGTTGAGAAAGCAATACAAAATGCAACAGCAGGAGATACTATTCACATTTATCCAGGAGTATATCAAGAAAGACTTCCTCTAGTAGTACCAGCAGGTGTTACAATAAAAGGACATGGAATGAGATCAGTTACTATTAAACCTGATAGTGTTGACTCGGAAGATGTATTTCATTTGAACGGTGAAACTACTATAGAAGATTTGACTATACAAGATTTTTACTACAACAGCGGAACAGATGTTGGATATGCATTTAAATTTGCACCTAACTTTAAAGTTACATCACGTAGTCCATATATTAGAAACGTAACTGTTATTACAAAAGGTTCAGTTACAAATGCAAGTGATCCAAGAGGCTTCAATCAAGGAGACGCAGGTAGGGGTGCTTTGTTAGATGGTAGTGTAGCACACGCTGATTCAAAAGAAGCAAGTTGTCTATTTCATGCCGCAACATTTATTACTCCAGGCGTAGATGCATTAACATGTAAAAACGGTGTAAGAGTAGAATGGTTAAATTCATTTACATACTTTGCAAACAGAGGTTTTTATGCCTTAAACGGTTCAACAGGATTAAAAGGATCAGGAGAAACAGAATTTAGAGTAAGTGATGTAACAGGTAGTTTCAGTGCAGGCGAAACTTTTGCTGTAAACAGCATAGACGGTAGTACTGTATTAGCAAGCGGTGTTATTGACAGAAAAGATGCTGACGGAAAATTTTACATTGATGGAAATATACAAGGCATAACAGAAGCAACAACAAGAACAGCAAAAGCAATAGCATTTAATGGTAATGCAAAATTAGACACTACAACCAAAAAGTTTGGAACATCAAGTTTATTCTTAGTTGCTCCGGGCAGTTTTTTAAGTTTAGGTGCTCATGACGATTTTGGTTTTGGCACAAATGATTTCACTATAGAAGCGTGGATTTATTCAGGTGTTGCATCATCATCTCCTTTTGAAAATCCTATATTTGATTTTAGAGCAGGTATTGCGGCAGATACAGCGCCTTACTTTTATTTCCAATCAGGAGCATTGAAATATAATGTTGGTGATGCTACAGTAATAAGTGCCGGAACACTATCTGATAACCAATGGCATCATGTTGCAGTAAGTAGATTTGCTGGTGGTACAAGATTATATCTTGACGGTAATCAAGTAGGTAGCACATACGTTGACAACAACGATTATGGAACCACAAAGCCACTTAAAATAGGAACTGACTACGCAACCACATCTTTTATACAGAACGGTCGTATAGACGACATAAGAATTAGTAACAGTGCAAGGTATCTTGATACAACTTATACAGTGCCTACATCACAAATTGTTGGCGACAGCAACACTGTGTTTCTTACACATTTAGATGGCGCTAATAATGCAACTTCAATTACGGAAGATGTCAAAGTAAAACAAAATTTAACATTTAGTGGCGGGGCAACTGCTAACTTTATTGACTTATACAACACAACAGACTTTGGTGCAGAAATTAGATCAATAGGATCAGCAAACATCTACGGTAACAAAGGTGCAGTAGGCGATGGTAACGGTGTGTTAATGTATTTGATAGGACACAACTTTGCATACATAGGAAATGGCAAAGAAGTTACCAATGATGAAACAACTGTAATACAAGCAAACGAAGTTGAAGAACTTAACAATGCAAAAGTAAGATTTACAAGTGTAGACCAAAAAGGAGACTTTAGAGTTGGTGACAACTTTTTTGTTAATCAAGAAACAGGTGAAGTTGTTTTTGATGCTGTAAATTTAAACATCAATACACCACAAGGTATTACTTTTGGTTCAGGCGGTAATGTAACATTTATTGACGGAACAAAAATTGAAACAGGTGACTTTAGATTAAGCGGAAACACTATTGAAACACTTACACAAAACTTTGTTATTGATAGTGCAACAAATACAGTTGATATACAAGCAGACACAAACATAACAGGTAACTTAGCAGTTACAGGAAACTTTACACTTGGCGGTAATATTACAATAGGTGATGCAGATACAGATAGTGTTGAATTTGCTTCTGATGTAAACAGTGATATTTTACCAAATACAGATAATACTTTTGATTTAGGTAAAACCACAAAACGTTGGAAAAATATTTACGCTAATAATTTTGATAACGGTAATCTTAAAATTGAAGGCAACACAATATCAGCACAAGACAGTAACAGCGATTTAGAACTTGTTGCATCTGGCACAGGATCAGTAGTTGTTCCTAATAATAATGTAGAAATAACAGGAACATTTACAGCAAATGATACTGCAACATTTAATAACACTGTTACAGTAAACAACAATTTAAATGTTACAGGTGGTATAAACCAAACTGGTTCTAGCACAACAATTAATGCAAACCTCACAGTACGTGATGGATTAATTGTAGATAATAGTGTACAATTTGAAAATATTTTTATATCAGGTAACAAGATACAAACAACTGATTCAAACAGTGACTTAGAACTTGATGCGGCAGGAACAGGAAGAGTAGTTTTTCCAGATGCAGACTTAGAAGTTGGCGGAAACATTACTGTGGCAGGTACTGCACAATTTGCGAACCTAGCGGCAAGTGGAACAATAACTGCTGATACTATCACTGTAAACACAGCAACATTTAATGGTCAACTTAATTTAGAAGATATAGAATTTAATGACAACTATATTACTACAACAGAATCAAATAGTAACTTAGAATTAAGAGCCTCAGGCACAGGTAATATTGTTTTTCCTGATAATGATGTAGACATCACAGGAGATTTAAATGTTACAGGTACTGTACAATTTAATAGTTTGTCTGGTAATGTTTATACAACTAATAGTTTGACAGTCAATAGAGAACTTAATATAAATGGCCAAGTACAATTTGAAGACATTGAAATCAATGACAACTATATTACAACAACATTATCAAATAGTGATTTAGAATTACGTGCAAATGGTACAGGTAATATTTCATTTTTAAGTGATACAACTGCAAAAAACAATTTAACAGTTGATGGCACTACAACTTTTGTAGGCAATGTAACTGGTACAACAGCAACGTTTGATGATGTTACAATTAATAATAATATGACTGTGCAAGGTCAAATTAATTTTGATAATATACAAATAAACGACAATACAATTACAACAACAGAATCTAACAGTGACTTAGAACTAGAAGCAAGTGGAACAGGTACAGTAATTGTACCAAGTAATAATGTTGTAATTGAAAAAGACTTAACTGTTCAAGGTGTATTGAATGCAGATAACTTAGATGCTTTGGGCAGAGTAACAGCAAATAGTTTCAGCACTGGTGATATTTTAATTGATGATAATTTTATTACTACTACACAATCTAACAGTGATTTAGAATTAAGAGCACACGGTACTGGTAAAGTATCATTAGATGATATCAAATTCAATACTAATATTATTAGTAGTACAGCAGATATGGTGTTGAATCCAGGTAGTGGTGTATTGAAAATTGATAGTATTGATAGTGTAATTTTACCAAAAGGTGCGTCAACAGATCGCAACAACACACCTGTTACAGGTATGTTACGTTATAACACTGATACAAACAGTTTTGAAGGATACAACGGTCAGTGGGTATCATTGCACGATGGCCTACAAGATGGCGACGGTGATACGAAAATAACACCAGAATTAATACCGGGTGCAAATGATAATGTAATTAGATTCTACAATGCAGGTGCTTTAACAGCAGATTTGACAAGTCAACGCTTTAGTACAAACAAATTAATTGTTGATGATATAGAAATTGACGGTAATGAAATTAAAACGATAACTACTAATGCAGACTTGGTATTATCAGGTAACGGTACTGGTGGAATTTTACTAGATTACTTCAAAGTTGATGAAAATTCATTTACAAACACTGTTTCTGATAGTGTAACATTATTCAATTCAACTGCAAATGGCTACTATAAGTTTGGCGGCACAGGCGGAGTAGTTATTCCAGTTGGTAATAACGTTCAACGTCCTACAACTAGTAATGCTGAAGTAGGCATGATGAGATACAACAACGAAGATGATCGTGTTGAGATCTATGATGGTACAAACTGGGCAAGTGTTGCAGGATCTGCAGGCGGGATAAGTAGAAATGATGCGGAAGGAATCGCACTAGAATTTGTATTAGTATTAGGATAAAGATATGGCAACGTTTTTTAGAACAAAAGTAATTAAAGACATAGGAACACAAAAAATTGTAGTGTTTGAAGTACCAGCGGCAACTAACGCAACAGTTATTGGACTGAACTTAGCAAACATTACAGACTTTGCAGTAACAGCAAGTGTTTTGATTAAAGATGACGGAAGTGTTGAAGGATTCTATGTCAAAGATGTTATGATACCTCCACAAACAGCATTTAAGGCAATGATTGGTGGAGAAAAAATTGTGTTGCCAACAGGACATCAATTGATAGTGCAGGCTAGTCAGACTGCAAGTGTTGATGCTGTTGTAAGTTATGTGGATATACAGTAGGGAGAAATAAATGAGTCAATACGCAGGAAATGATGTAACAAATATAACTGGAAACATTGACGGTAGATATATGTATGCCTTACGTAGAACAGATCAAGGCGAATTATTTTTTACAAAGATTGATCAAATGGATTCAAACGCAAGTATACAAATTAACAAACCTGGAGATCCAGAACAAAATTATAATGATTTCGAACAAGGTATAGATTTCTTTGAAGGCAGAGATCAAAACCATGAACTTGTGTATCCTAATTTAAATTACGAACAATTAAGATGGGATAATAGACACATTAATTATTATATAAATGCAGACGGAGAATTTATACTTAAATTTAATGAGCATCACGAATATCCAACAGATGTAAGTAGTGATGGATTAACAGATTACAATAAAAACTTTTATCAGATAACTGTTGCCGCCGGTACAAATAGATATGGTGCGGGTAACAAATATTACGTAAATGGAATAAACAGTCCAACACTGAATTTATATGAAGGTCAAACATATACATTTGGACAAAGTAATTCAACAAATTCAACTCATCCTTTGAGATTATCTACAACTGCTGATGGTACACACGGTGGCGGTGTAGAATATACAAATGGTGTAACAGTATTGGGCGTTCCCGGCGTCGAAGGTAGTTATGTGAAGTTTAAGGTGCCAGTAAATGCACCAACTCTATACTATTACTGTGTTAATCATCCGGGTATGGGTGGACAAATAAATACACTTACATAATTAGTGGACAGGAAAAACAATGGCAGAATTTAGAATTGATAGAATTAGATTTAACTGGAAAGGTCCATGGGTTACCGGCACAGCATATAGAAAAGACGATGTTATTAGTTATGGAGGTAAAGTTTTTGTTGCTTTATCCGGTCATACAGCAAGTGCAGATTTTAACACTGATCTAGACTTTCTTGTTGCAGGAGAATCAACTCCTAAATGGGAACAAATGGGCGATGGTAAAGCATGGAAAGGCGATTGGCAACCAGAGGCATTCTACAAAGTAAATGATGTTGTAAAATATAGAGGTATAGTTTATTTCTGTATAGATAGTCATACAAGTGCTTCAACATTAAATTCTGGATTAGAAAATGATGATGGTAAATGGTCACCTTTTGCTAAAGGTGTAAACTATCTTGCATTGTGGACAGCCAGCACAATTTATAAGAAAAACGATTTAGTAAAATACGGTGGACAACTCTATACTTGTATAGTAGATCATACAAGTAGTAATGTTGAAGCAGGTTTAGAAGCAGATCAATCAAAATGGGCAACATACAATAGAAGTGATAACTGGCAAGGTGTTTGGTTAGCAAATACAAGATACAAAGTTGACGACATTGTGCGTTATGGAGGTAACGTATATCGTTGTATTGTTGGGCATACAAGTAATGATGATATAAGAGAAGGTATAGGTACTGATTTAGGAAATGATTCGTCGGCGGCAAAATGGGAAAAAGTTGTTGAAGGCATAGAATACAAAGGTAATTGGTCAGGTACACAATGGTACAAAACTAACGATATTGTAACTTACGGTCCAAACTTATATATTGCAAAAAGAGGAATGAGTGGTACAGACACATTTGACGATCAAGATGACTGGGAAATTTGGCTACCAGGATTAGGTTTTGAAGAAATATGGGATCCTAATTCAGTTTATCAACCAGGAGACATTGTACAATATGGAGGATATACGTACACTGCTTTAGAAATCAACATTGGTTCAAATCCAAGTGCATTTGGTTTAGAGCAAGACGGTGTAGGTGCAGATTGGGAAGTACTTGTACGTGGATACAAGATGAAAGGTGAATGGGACGTAACTAACATTTATGCTCCAGGAAGTGTTGTACGTAAAGGTGGTTACTTATACGAAGCACTAGTAAATATTTTACCAGTTGAGAATGTAGAACCAGGAGATCCTGATACAGATACAAGTGACAAATGGAAACTTCTCGTTACAGGTATTGCTTGGAAAGGTGAATGGTCAGAATCTCAAGGCACAGGCGCAGATAGCACATTCTTCCAATATTATCCAGGCGAAGTTGTAATGGATGAAAGTGAAACTTACATTTGTAAAAAACAACACTACAGTAATATATTTGAATCAAGACCAAGAATAGATACTGATACACTAACTGGTAATGATTATTACTGGACAAAATATATGGGTAATAACGAAACTAGTGCTACAAATAACGTATTACGTTATAGAGGTGATATTAGAACTTACGCAACTAAAGATGACGGAAGCACATTAGGCACAGCAAGACTAGCAATAGGAAAAGCAGGTGAATTACTAAAAGTTGATGAAGATACAACTTTGAAATATGAAAACTTGTTTGAAATTAACAAGGTTTGGTATGTAAGCACCACAGGGGAAGATATTCCTGAAAACGGGACAAATGCCGCAACGCCTTTCAAAACAATTAAGTATGCATTACAATTTTTGCAAGGTAACTTAGCAGAGCGAACTCCTGCTACAGTTTTTGTTTCAACTGGAGCATATAAAGAATTACTTCCAATGGTTATTCCGGCAAATGTTGCTGTTGTAGGAGATGAATTACGTTCAACTGTTGTTATGCCGGCAGATGGTTATGAATTAGACAACATGTTTTACATGCACAATGGATCAGGTTTACGTAACATGACTCTACAAGGTTTAACAGGAACACTTGGTAATCCAAATGATAACTTAACAAGGAGACCATCAGCAGGTGCTTATGTTTCATTAGACCCAGCAACAGGTCCTGATGCGTCATATGCACACATATCTACAAAATCTCCATACGTTCAAAACGTTACTACGTTTGGAACAGGTTGTATAGGAATGAAAGTTGACGGAGATTTACATAGCACAGGAAACAAATCAATTGTTGCAAACGATTTTACACAAATACTAAGTGATGGTATTGGTTATTGGGCAAACGGTGAAGGTAAATCAGAACTTGTGTCTGTGTTTACTTACTATTGTCATATTGGTTATTTGGCAACAGCAGGCGGTAAAGTTCGTGCATTGAACGGTAACAATTCCTATGGAGAATATGGTTGTGTTGCAGAAGGATATGATATTGACGAAGTTCCTATTACTGCTACTGTAAACAATAGAAGTAAAGAAGCACAAATTTATCAAACTTATGGCGATAGAAATGAAATACACGGAGTTGCTTATACACACGCAGGCGAAGGATATACTAATGCAACAATGTCAATAACAGGAAATGGTCAAGGTGCTAGTGCTACATTTAATGAATTTAGAAATGGCGGTGTTAAACAAGTATTTGTTACAGAAGAAGATTCAAACTTTATTGGAGGTAGTGGTTATACTTTCAAAGCAAACAAAGCACAAATTGGTACAACAACTTCACTTACACTAAGTGGAGCAGACGATATTACAGATCCTGCAGATTATATTGGACAAAGATTGTTTATATATGAAGGTCAAGGTGCAGGACAATATGGCAGAATTAGCGGATTCAATACTATTAGTAAAATTGCTACAGTAGAAAAAGAGGTAAATGGCGAACCAGGATGGGAACATGTTACGGGGCAACCTATTGAGGCAACATTAAATGATACAGCACGTTATTACATAGAGCCAAGAGCAGTTATATCAGAACCTAGTTACCAAATACAAACAACAGGTTTAGGTGGTACATCACCTGCTTGGAATGATATTGTTAGGGGAACTTACAATAGCCAAGATATTTGGGTAGCAGGTCATCCTGAAGGTGTTAGCGTTAGTACAGATGGTAATGGTTGGTCACATACTGATAGATCCTCAAAAGGCGGATTTGTTGCTATAGGTAACGGAACAATATCATTGGTAAATCCAGATGGAAATAATAATGCAGGTTCACATAGTTCTGATGGGGGTGCAACTTGGAGTGATACAACATGTGGACTAACAGCAACAAACACACTTACAGGTTTGGCAGGACAAAATACTGAAGGTAACTTTATGGTAGGTACACTTGTTGACTCAGGCGGAGCAACAAATGCTACAATTAGATCTACTGATGGCGGCAACAGTTGGGGTGCAGGCGGAACGTTACCAAATGCTGATTACTGGTCAGATGTAACTTACGGTGACGGAAAATTTGTAGCCATTGCTGGTACAGCGGCTAATCCTAGTAATAACGCGGCATATTCAACAGATGACGGGTCAAGTTGGACAGCAGTAACTCTTCCAGCATCTAGTGCTTGGTCGAAAGTAACATATGGTAGAGATAGATTTGTTGCTATGACTGCAAAAACAGATAGTAGTACAGCAGAAACAGCAGTTAGTTATGATGGTATAACTTGGTATGCAGGAAGTATTGAACCAGGAGAGTGGACAGGTATAGGTTATGCACAAGGAACATTCTGTGCAGTCAAAAGTGATACAGGATCTCAATCAGATGTTATTGCATTTAGTAGAGACGGATATCATTGGAGAACAAAATTATTAGGAGCAGGTTTTGAAACTCGTGGAGGAGTAGCAGGTGCAAGAACAACAAGCGAATGGATTATTGTAACCTCTGGCGAATCTAATGGCGACAAGATTACATATGGTACACAAGCACTTTGTAGACCAATTGTAGGTAGTGGCAGAATTGGAACATTTATTTTACATGAACCAGGTGCTGGCTATACAGATAATCCTACTGTAGTAGTGCATGACAATAAAAATTCTTCAGATGTAACAACAATAGCAGAAGTTGCAAACGGTGTGTTACCGCAACCAACTATGCAAAACAGAGGTACAGGATACTTTAGATCACAAGCATCAATCACAGCAGGCGATGGTTATGCAGAACTATTACAAATTGCAGATGAATTAATTCTAGAAAATGTTAGTAAAATTCCTGGACCTGGAGACAATATTAGTATTACAGGCATTGACGGAGTAACATATTTTGTTGTTAAAATCTTGGAACAGACAGGTATTCTAGGAGGTTACAATTTAAGGTTGCAAATTAGTCCAAACTTAGGAAGACAAGAAGCACCAGTACACGGTGAAAGTGTAATTATTAGACAGCAGTATAGTCAAATTAGACTTACTGGTCATGACTTCCTTGATATTGGAACAGGTAACTTTTCAAGAACAAATTATCCAGGATTATATGTATTTGGATACAATCCAGATGAGAACGCAGAACCTAAACAGTTTAACGAAGTGTTACAATATGATGGCGGTCGTGTTTTCTACACAAGTACAGACCAAGATGGTAACTTTAGAGTAGGTGAATTATTTGAAGTTGAACAGGCAACGGGTACAATTAGTATTAATGCTAGTTTCTTTGATCTAAATGGTTTAGAAGAACTTAGATTAGGCGGAGTTGTGCTTGGTGGTACAGGGGCTGTAATTAGAGAATTTAGTACAGATCCGACATTTGCGGCTAATTCTAATAATATTGTACCAACTCAAAAAGCAATCGGCAAATATGTACAATCAAGAGTATCATCTGGTGGTTCAGATCTTAAGGTTAACAGATTAAATGCTGGTAATATTAGTTTTGAAGGTAATAAAATCTTTAAACCTTTAGGTGGAACTATTACATTCAACGCTCCAGTCAGTATACAAGGCGGAGCAGGAACAGTTGGCGGTGATATGGCGGCACAAGCGTACTTTGTCTCAGGTAGCCCTGACGCTACAGGAGGATTTCCAGGATTAGGGGATTAAAAGTGATAATGATAAATATAACGTATACGGTGGAGTAACCAATGGCAGAATTTAAATTAGGTAGAATTAGATTTATTTGGAAGGACGAATGGTCTGAAGCAACCACTTACTACAAAGATGATGTAGTAAGATATGGCGGTAAAACGTTTATGTGTGTAGTAGGACACATATCTCAAACTGACTTTATGTTAGATCTAAACGATTCTACACCTAAGTGGCAACAGTTTGCAGACGGTCAAACTTGGAGAGGTGACTGGGCAACTGGTGCAGTTTATAGAATAAATGATATTGTAAAATATGGTGGACAACTTTACATTTGTAACACAGGACACATTTCAGACGCAAGTGCCATTGGTGGTTTGGAAAGTAACCTAGGAGATGACAGTACTTCAGCATATTGGGATTTATACGGTGAGGGCTTCGACTATAAAGGCAACTGGGCAATCAACACACGTTATAAAGTAAATGATATTGTAAAATATGGATCAAGAATTTATATTTGTACAGGATATCATGTAAGTGCGCCAAATACTACATCAGGATTAGAATTAAATCAAGCATCATGGGATGTCATTAGTGACGGATTCATGTGGAAAACAGATTGGGCAACTGGCACACGTTATACCGTAGGTGACTTAGTTAAATATGGTGGACAAGTTTATTCTTGTAACACAGGTCATACTTCTGCGGCAACCGGTACACTAGGTCTTGAAGCAGACCAAGCAAAATGGGATTACTTTCACAAAGGTATTGAATACTTAGGTGAATGGGCAAGTGCATTTAGATACAAAGTTAATGATGTTGTAAAAGACTCTGGTGGATTATGGATTTGTACAACTCATCATACTTCAAGCGTTGCGGCAGATTTAAAAACTGATGAAGCAAACTGGGCACAATTTGTTCCAGGATTAGAATTTGAAGATAGTTGGGGACCTTATTCAGATTACCAGCCAGGTGATATTGTAACATACGGTGGATACACTTATGTTGCAAAAACAAACAATACAGAAAAACATCCAACAGATAATCCAAGTGACTGGGACGTATTTGCAACTGGATTTAATCTAAGGGGTGACTATGGAGATGATAGTGCAAACCAAGATTATAGAACAGGTGATGTTGTTAGAGTAGGTGGATACACTTATCTTGCAATAGCAAATTCAAATGGCGTAAGACCACCTAATTTAACTTATTGGGAAAAATTAAATGAAGGTGCAAACTGGAGAAACACTTGGACTGATGCAACATATTATGACTTAGGTGATACTGTGCAACAAGGTGTGAACAGTTACATCGCAGTACAATCACACACTTCAAGTAATGGAGTAAATGATCCTGCTAACGATACAGGCGGAGCATTTTGGAACTTTATGAGTGGTGGTGCAGAATCAGGAAACTTAACTACAGTTGGTGACATTGTTTACTACGGTGGTTCAGGTCCTGCAAGACTACCAGTTGGTAAACCAGGACAGGTATTAAAAGTTAATGATGCACAAACTGCACCTGAGTGGACATACTTTGGAGCAATAAATCATATTTACTATGTAGATACAGCAAATGGGGTTGACGGAAAAACTCCGGATAGAGGTATTACATTAGATAGACCTTTCAAAACTATACGTTTTGCAACAGAACAAATTAGAGATGGTTCCGTAAATCAAAATGATAGAATTTTAATAGAAGCAAACAGATCATTTTTACAAGCAGAAGTTGTAGAATGGGTTGATTATCAAATTGCAAATGCTATTTCACCATTTACAGGAGCGTTTACATACGACAAAGCAAAATGTCGTAGAGATACAGGTATAATTATTGATGCTATTGCATGGGATTTAAGTCACGGAGGCAATGTGCGATCAAGAGAATCGGCTCTAGCATATTTTACACCTGGTGGATTAAGTTATATTAGTGGTCAAGAAGCACAAACTGTGGCGGCTATAAATTACTTAGATAGTATTATGCCAAACATTCTTGCAAAAACAGATCCAGCGGCAAATTATCAAACATTAAACAGTGTTGCAAGTCCGATTACACAACAAAAATTAAGTGCATATGAAGCAACAACCGGTACAACTACAACTATTGCGGCTTTGATTGACATTATTACAAATGCAATTACAGCAGGAAATATTAATAATGTTCCAGCAGAATTACATGCACAAAAAACTATATTTGTTAAAACTGGAGAATATCAAGAAGTACTTCCAATTATTATTCCAGAAGATGTTGCTATTGTTGGTGACGAACTTCGTTCAACAAGAATAACACCAGCACCAAGTCAAACAAATGCGGCAGATGTTCCAAAAAGTATTGCGGCTATTGAGCGAATAGAAGCAGTCGTAAGCAATATTGTACAAAACGTTGCAATTACAAAATCAACAGGCAATAGTGCAACACAGGTAACAACAAGACCTGCAGGTAGTGCAAGTGCAGGTACAGCAACAGCAAACTTATTTAGAGAACTTAGAGATTATATAGATTGGGGCGTTAACGGTGTTAGTGGAGATAGTTCAGAGCCAGTTATGCGTGGTTCAAATGACCCAGAAACATCAACAGGATACACATATGCTGTTGAAGTATTAGAAGCAAACAGAGACTTTATAATTGCAGAAGTACATGCTTATATTGCAGTAACTTATCCAAGTTACACATATACACTAGCGGCTTGTGCAAGAGATGTAAACGCTTATATAGATGGTGTTAAACATGATTTAATTTACACTGGTAATTATAGAACATTACTAAACGGAAAATATTATGTAAATTCAGTATCAGGTAACTTTTTAAATGATATGTTCTATGCACGTAACGGAACAGGTTTAAGAAACTGTACACTAACTGGATTAAGTGGTACACTTAGCGGTGCTAATAGTTATGGTACAAAACGTCCAAGTTCGGGTGCTTATGTATCATTAGATCCAAGTTGGGGACCAGATCATACAGATGCTTGGATTACTAATAAATCCCCATACGTACAAAATGTTACTACATTTGGTACAGCATGTATAGGCTTAAAAGTAGATGGTGACTTACACAACGGTGGTAATGATTCAATCGTTGCAAACGACTTTACACAAATTTTAAGTGACGGTATTGGTTATTGGGTTACAAACTTAGGTAGATCAGAACTTGTTTCTGTGTTTACATATTACAACCATATTGGTTACCTAGCAGAAAACGGTGGTAAGATTCGTGCTACAAACGGAAACAACTCATACGGAGACTTTGGTTCAGTTGCTGAAGGTATTGATGTTACAGAAAGTCCTGTAACAGGTAAAGTTGATAACCAACAACTTGAAGCACAGATTTCAAATGTTGTTACAGATGGTGCAAATGAAATATTACAACTAGAATATTCAAATGCTGGTACAGGCTATACTACAGAAGCAACAACTGCAATCCTTACAGTAGATAATATTAGCAATAATGATCCTGCTAGAGTTAAGGGAACATATAAAGGTATTACAGGTGCAAGTAATGGTTCTGGTACAGGACAAGAATTTGATATTGAAATAACTTCAGTTGGCGGAGTTCAAGTAACAGTAATTAAAGGTGGTACTGGACACGCAATCAATGATACAATTACAGTAAATGATTCATTACTAGGAGGCGGTGGCGCGGCTAATGTAACATTCGATGTTGAAACAATTGGTGCGGCAACAAGATACACACTTACCGGTGAAGGTTTCGGAGCCGCAGTAAGTGCACCAGTTATACGTAACGGCGGTGTGTTTGAAGTACAACTTGATCAAGACTCAAGTACATATGGTGGTGCAGGTTTCAAAACTATAGCATCAAATGCTCAAGCAGGTAACGCTACACAAATTACACTAGCGGCAACTGATGTTGAACCAACCGGCACATACAATGGTATGATGCTTTATATTTTAAGCGGATTAGGTGCAGGACAATATGGAGTAATTTCATCATTTAATGCATCAACAAAAATTGCAACTATTGTAAAAGAGTCAGATGGTACAGCAGGTTTCGAACATATTAAAGGTTCATCAATTGCAAATACACTTGATGCAACAACAGCATATGATATTACTCCTAGAGTAATATTTACAGCACCTACTAGTGGTACAAGAGCAAGAGGTAGAGCAAGAGTAGCAGATGAAAAAGTTGTAGAAGTTAAAATAATTGAACCAGGTAGCGGGTATACTGTTGCACCACAAATGACAATAGTTGATCCAAGTCACACAATTATGGTGCCACATTCAATTAGAATTGGTAACGGTGTACTAGCACAACCTACTTTCTCTAATAGAGGTACAGGATTTATTACTGCGGCGGCAGAAGTTGTAGGTGATGGTTTTGCAGATATTAGACAGTCTGGTACAAAAATTAGAGTTGATAATTTAAGTTTGGTTCCACAAAAAGGAGCAAATGTAGAATTTGCAAGTTTACCAAATAGATGGTTCAAACTTGTTAGCATAACAAGTTTATTAGGTGCAGGACCTTACAGTGCATTATTACAAGTAAGTCCACCATTAGAAGCATCAGAAAGACCACCACACGATGATGCAATTACAATACGTAGACGTTATTCGCAGGTGCGTTTAACTGGACACGATTTCTTGGATATTGGTACAGGAAACTTTGCAAATACAAATTATCCAGGAACACCTTTAGTAGATCCAAATCCACAATATGAAACTAATGATTTTGGTGGCGGAAGAGTGTTCTACACAAGTACAGACCAAGATGGTAACTTTAGAGTAGGTGGACTGTTTAACGTTGAGCAGGCTACTGGTATTGCAACATTGAATGTTGAAGCGTTTAATATTTCAGGATTGAACGAATTACAACTAGGAAGTGTTGCACTTGGTGGTGCAGGAGCAGTTATTACTGAATTTAGCACAGACGGTACGTTTAGTGCTGATAGTGATAATGTTGTTCCAACACAAAAAGCAATCAAAACATACATCACATCACAAATTGGTGGTGGTGTTGCTACATTGAACGTAAACAGTGTAACAGCAGGTGTTATTGAGGTTACTCAAAACCAAATATCAACGACAGACGGCGGTAGGATAAATATACTTAACGCAGTAAACTTTAAAGGTGGAATAGACGGTGCTCCAGTAGCATTAAGTATGTTCCTAAATAATTAACGGAGAAAGTAAATGGCAACAGGAAGAATAGGCGCATCAGATTTAGCAGGAGGAGCAAATACTACAGTATATACATGTCCTACTGATAACTATGCGGTTGCAAGTATTAACCTTTGCAACAGAGGAAACCAGGCAACGTCAATAAGAATTGCTGTTGCCGCATTGGATACACCAACAAATGGTGAATACATTGAATTTGACACTGAATTACTGTCCAAAGGTGTCCTAGAACGAACAGGTATCGTACTAGCCGCAGGACAAAAAATTGTATGTTACGCTTCAGGCGCTAACATATCAGCAGTCGCTATGGGCATTGAAACGTCTACAGCATAAATACATAGGAGAAGGATAAAACCATGGGAAGATATATAACAACAATAGGTACTGCTGGTGCTACTACTAGAGAAGTAAGTACAACTTTTAGTGCCTCGGTAAATGATAGAGTTTTAGCAAACACAGCCAGTTCAGCATACACTATTACATTACCAGCAAACGCTTCATTACTTGATGGCGATACAATACAAATTATCGACATTTCAAACAATGCGGCAAACAATAATCTTACTGTTGGTAGAAACGGAAGTTTAATGAACGGTGCCGCAGAAAATCTAACAATTGATGTTAGTGGTGCTATCGTTACATTAATTTATAGCGGATCTACATACGGTTGGATAATTGGCTCGGTATAATAGGAGAAGCACATGGCATCATTAGAAGCATTAATTAAGGCGAAAAGTCCGCCCTCAGCAGAAGATAACTTAGAAACAGGTAGGTTATATAGTTTCTCTGAAGGTAATACTTACAGCAAATTTTGTAAGTGTACATGTTGGTGCCCATGTTCAAACGGTACAGCCATAATCGAAGTATGGGGTGCTGGAGGATCAGGCGCAAAAATGTGTTGTTGTGGTAATGGATTACCAGGCAACTCAGGTGCTTATTCAAAAACAACAAAAGTAATGACTACATCAGATTACTTGTATGGATGTACAGGTTTTGCATGTGGTAACTCAGACGCATTATGTTTCAGAGGCTGTTCAGAACCAACAATGGTTTGTATGGTAGCGGCGTCAGGAAACAGTTGTATGTGTGCTAGAGGTGGTAAAGGCGGAGTAAGTTACTGCTCAACAGGTACAAGTATGTACTGTTGTTTTAGAGCAAACGGATTTTGTTATACTAACACAGGACCAAACTGTGGAACAATATGTAATCAGTGTACAGGACAATGGGACGCTATAGCATATGGTGGAGATATTAATAGATGTGGAAACATATCATGTATGGGCTTTCATGGTTGCCGTCCGGCATGTGTATGTTTATTTAGAGGCATGTTAGCATTTCCTCCAGGAATGATTTCAGAGTGTGGCGGTGTTGTACAGTACGGTATGTCAGATGACTCAGCACACTCACGTTGGTCAGGTATGGGACAGTTTGAAGCAACTGCCGCAATTAACGGAACAGGTAGATCACCAGGTCAAGGATTAACATGGAAAGCATGTTACCAAAATGATACTAGTTGTGGTTGTTACAATACAAACGGTTGTCAAAGTACAATGCCATATGGAACAGGTGGTCCAGGACCTCAACCTTGTCCAGGTGTGAGAGATCACGCAACACGTGGCGGTATGGGTGCAATTAGAATTAAGTTTATAGAAAGTTAGGAACAGGAGTAGAATATGCCAGGATTAAAAGCATTATTAGCAAGCAGAGCGTCCCCGTTCACAGAGGACAATTTAGAAAAAGGCAAGATTTGGTCTTACTCTAACATTGCTACATATTCAACTTATCCAGGTTGTTTCTGTTGGATCTCCCCAGGAACTGGAGCAGTTACGTTAGAAGTATGGGGAGCAGGCGGAGGCGGTTCGAGAATGTGTTGTTGTTCGGCAACAATATCAGGTAACTCAGGCGCATACGCAAGAAAAGAAATTACAGTATCATCAGGTTGTTACATATGTGGACACGCAGGCAAAAGTTGTCGAAATGGTAGTCTCTGTCATAGAGGCTGTTCAGAATCAGGCAGAGTTTGCTGGACAGGTAATAGTGGAAACAACGGGTGTATGTGTGCTCAGGGCGGTTGGTCAGGAGCAAGTTGGTGTACAACAGGAACTGCACGAAGATGTTGTTTTATGGCAAATAACTGGTGCGGTACATCTTACAATGGATACTGCGGTATCATTTGTAATGCATGTAATAACAGTTGGAAAAACGTTGCATACGGTGGAGATATTAACAGAGGCGGTGTAAACAGTTGTGTTACATTTTGGCATTGCTATCCAAACTGTAATTGTTCAACTATTCACCACACTGCATTACCACCAGGCATGTTTAGTGAGTGTGGCGGTGTTGCATCATATAGTTTAGATGATGATAACGGTCACGGCAGATGGTCTGGACAAGCACTTAATGGATATCAGTCGGCACTAAATTCTATGTCAAGAATGCCAGGCGGTGGTACATATTGGTCACAATGTTGGAACGGTGTTCGAGCATGTGGTTGTTATGATACGCAGGGTTGTTCAATGTTTGTGCCACATGGATCAGGTGGTCCAGCGGCTACTCCATGTTCAGGTGTTAGAGATAATGGCTGGGCAGGCGGTGATGCCTTAATTAGAATCAAATACGTAGAATCGTCATAAATAAACAGTAATGGAGATATAGAAATGAACAAAACTTTTACAGTAACCTATGCAGATGAGCCGTATAAAACGGCCACTACAAAAGGTAATACGTTTGAATGTACGTATATAGGTCCAAGATGGATCTTAGCACAGGTCGATAAAGACGACGACCAAGTTAGAGAAGCAGGACGCAGTGATTCGTCAGCAGACGATCCAGCGTTAGATGCAACTGGTTACGAGCCAGATGAATATGATTACATCGTAATGGATGCTAACGAAAGCGACGAAATGGCTATGCGTTGTGCATTTATTACAGATGAATACACACACCCAGATGTAGCAGATTATTCAGAAGAAATTACTGATGCAGACGGTGACAAATACACATGGACACATGTTTATGAAGGTACAACAGGTATGTTAGCACACATTTATGTGGGTGACAGCCTATTATACAATCATGAAACAAAAACATGGAGAAATCCGGTATTACGTGAGCATAATAATTCAAGAGCAGATACTTTGGCTACATGGGCAGACATGGCGGCAGGTATTAGACGTGCATTATCATCAGACGGTGACGCACACAATAACTTAACAGATGCCGAAAAGAAAACATTAGGTGATCATGCTACATGGTTAGAGTCTATTCCAACAAAATATGCAGATATTAATCATTGGAAAATTCCTTATCCAGATACAGTATTACCAATGTATGTAGATCCAGCGGATCAATAAAAACCTAAATTTCTATATCCAATCTTAATCGGATTCAACAGTAATTTTAATAACTATTGTTGAGTCCGATTTTTTTTATGGAGATACATTATAGATGACTAGAAGTAAAGCATTTTTTCTAAACGGTGGCGCAGGCCGTATGCTATGTTCAATACCTGCACTTGAGTTATATGCAGAAGAATCAGGTGATAAAGACTTTGTAATAGTATGTGAAGGTGGCACTGACATGTTTAAAGGTCATCCAACATTACATAAACGTGCATACGATCCTTGGCACAAAAACTTGTTTGACGATATTATAAAACATAGACAAGTTGTTAATCCTGAACCGTACCAAGTGTGGGAATATTACAATCAAAAATGTAGCCTATCGCAAGCATTTGATATAATTTTTAATAATAAAGGTGTAAGGAAATTAAACAAACCTGCTATACATTTTAGCAAAGACGAACTTCTTGTTGGTCGTAAATTAGTAAATGAAGTAAAAGAAAAAATTAAAAAAGATAAAGTTATTTGTATTCAACCGTTTGGTAGAGGAATAGAACTACTAGACGATACTCCAATAGATACTACTGGACGTAGTTTTGAATTTAAAGATTTAAAATCTATACTAAAAAAATTAGAAAAAGATTATGCTCTTGTTATGATGAGCGAAATGAAAATGGAACTGAAAGGCGAAGGGTTAAAACATGAAGTAGCCATGCCAGAAGGACTTTCATTACGTCAGTGGGCAGGTATGATAAAGTATTGTGATCATTTTTTAGGTTGTGATAGTGTCGGACAGCATTTAGCATACGCTGTTGATACGCCTACTACAGCAGTAATAGGTGCAACTTTTCCTATAAACGTAAGTTATCCTAAGCAAGAAGGAATTAAAATTGTAGACCTTGGAATGAGTGATAGATTATATGATCCTATTAGGATTACAGTAGACGAAACTGTTAATAGACACAATGAAAAACTTATGCAAATGGACGATGCTATCCAAGATTATATTATTGGTGTAATAAAAGGCGAAATCGATCCAGACAACGAAAAAACAGATGAACCTAAAGAAGAATGACCCGACTATATGTTTTAGGATGTTCGTTTAGCAATTACGCATGGCCTACTTGGGCAGACATGTTAGGCTTAGAATTTGATGAATACGAAAATTGGGCATTTCCAGGATTAGGCAACAGAGCAATAGCAGAACGTGTTGCAGAAATCCACGCAAAAAACAAATTAACAAAAGATGATACAGTTGTAATACAGTGGACTAGTCATTTAAGACATGACTGGCATGCAACTGATACCAGACATCAAGACAATGCAGGTTGGAAAACTTCAGGAAGTTTGTTTAACTATATTAACCAAGAAATATTTGATGAAAAGTGGATAAAAACTTTTTGGTCTGAAACTAGTTATATAATGCATACATTCAATAACATACTATTAACACAAGAATTTTTAAACGGTATAGGATGTAATTGGCGAATGACAAGTATGGGATATATTAATAAAATGAATAGTGATTACCCTGATGGAGAACATGGAGAACAAACTTCGGATATTAATGTTTGGGAAAGCCAGCCTAGTTTAAAAGTATATAAAAAAATATTTGATGATGAAACAAAATGGATTATGCCAGTAGGAACATTTGCTTGGAATCACGAATTGAAGCCGTATAAATTTAAATCTATGCAAGATCAAGCAGTGTTTGCTATAGATAGGCATCCAACAATACAACAACATAAAGATTATTTAGACAAACATGTTTTACCTAGTTTAGGCATAAGCCAAAAACAAACCAAAAAAACAAATTATTGGATAGATACTATTAACAAATTGTATGAGACATGTCATAAAGATTTTGATGTGTTTTGTGAAAATATAGAAGATAAAATAAGTGATCGTAATAATTATTACAGAGGATTTTAAATTATGAGCAAGCCAGTTTGGATAGCAGGTATAGCAAGAGGACATAATGCAGGCGTATGTTTATTAAAAGACGGCGAAGTAGTATTTGCTGTTGAAGAAGAACGCCTTAGCAGACAAAAATACGATGGCGGTCCATTCGCTAGTATGGTTAAAATACTTGAATACACAGATAAATTAGATTATCTTGTTGTTGCCCATACACAAAAATTACTTGAAACAGCAGGTAGAATTGATTATAGCGGAGATGATGTTTACACAGGTTTAGCACGTAAGTTAGGTTTGATTGACAAAAAGAAAAATGCACAAACTTATGAACATCCTCAAGTTATTGATCTTGCATTTATGCATCATAAATTACACAGTGCTTGTGCTTTTTATCGTTCAGGATTTGATAGTGCAGTAAGTGTAATTGTTGACGGCGCAGGTACATTTGTTCCTATTGGTGTAAACAATGAACAGGTAATGAGTTGGGAAGTAGAAAGTATTATTGATTGTGATTATCCAGCAACTTTTAACACATTACATAAAGTTTATGGTACAAGAGATCCAATACAAGGTGGTATAGTTCAAATGGATAGCACACAATTTGGAGAAAATGGACGAACACACTCAGCAGTTGTAAGTGACAGAGCAGGAATAGTTAAAGCATACGAAGCCGCAACTATGTATTGTGGTTGGCAGAGTATAGAAGCAGGTAAAACTATGGGACTATTTCCTTATGGTAAACCAAACGATAAATTTCCAAAATTATTTGAAGAAGGTGCAGACTATCCGTTAACAAATAGGAATATTGTTATACCAAATTATCCTAATGGCGCATTAATTAACGCTGGACTTTACAAAGAATTATCAGAAGTAGGAGATTCTCCTGATGCTGATCTTACTTTACTACAAAGTAGACGTGATATTGCATACGCTGTACAAACTGAAACACAAGAAAAAGTTACCCAATTAATAAAAGATGCAGTTGATTTGACAGGCAAAAAGAATGTAGTCATTAGTGGCGGGTATGGATTAAATTGTGTTGCAAACTATCACTATCTAGAACAATTAAAAGATGACGGTATTAAAATTTACGTTGAACCTGTAAGTAATGATGCTGGTACAGCAATGGGTGCCGCTATGATGTTTTGGTATGGCTTAGAAGATGAAACAGAAAAACGTCAGACACAAACATTATATCTTGGACCTCATAACAATTATACAAAAGAAGATATTGTAACAAAAGCAGAAGAAGCAGGTGTAGAATTAACAGATGCAACTCATAAAGACGTAGTTAAATTAATTACTGAAAGAAATATTGTAACTATATTCCAAGGACAAAGTGAAAACGGTCCTAGAGCATTAGGTAATAGAAGTGTATTATATGATCCAACAGATCCTGATGGCAAAGATCATGTTAATAAAGTTAAACACAGAGAATATTTTAGACCATTTGCTGGAACTATCTTACAAGATGATGTGCATGATTGGTTTGATCTACGTGGTATGGAAGATAGTCCTAGCATGATGTATGCTGTAAACTGCAAGCCTGGTGTAGAAGAAAAAATTCCTGCTATAATACACGTAGACGGAACATGTAGAATACAGACAGTTACTAGAGAACAAAATAAACACTATTATGATCTTATAACTGAATTCAAAAATCAGACAGGTTGCCCAATTATTTTCAATACTAGTTTTAACCTAGGCGGTGAACCACTTGTTGAAACACTTGAAGATGCTATTTGGACCCTACAAAATAGTGATATAGAATACCTATATCTTCCTGAATTTAACAAGTTAATCACAGTTAAAAACGCATAGTCGCCTTTTATCAAACTCCGATAAATACTATAAAGCGAGTTTGAATCATTATGGATATACTAAAATACTTAAAAAAAGGTTTGCGTGGTACTATAAATGTCTACGACAGTCATTTTTCTTACGGCAGTACTTGGCAAGCAGTAGAAAGTTCTTTATCTTTAGATAGATGGCATCAAGGTGATTTTGCTAGTGCTGAATACACAATTAGCATCGAACTTGGTAGAGATAAAAAAGAAATTATAAAATGTTTATTGACGGCTTCACCAAATGAAGCAAGCGTAGTGGTGTACGGTAGAGCAAGCACAACTACTGATTTGGTAAATGTAACTGCTCAAGTTACTAATTCTTATGTTGAACTTATGTTAAGTCCTAAAACTGATGCACAAAAGGGCTGTAAAGCATCGTTTAGTGCTACATATTTTAAGAGTCATACCTAAATCATTGTTAGATAAATATATAAAACTGGAGTGCTAAAGTGGCCGTAGAAGAACGTCAATTTGAATCAGAATTTGGGTTTAAGAGTCCTGGATTTACTGTAGATAGATTAGGAAATATTACTGCAACATCTATTAATGCGGCAGGAGCAGGCGGTGGAGGAAGTGCATCAGGCGATTTCACTGTTTCTGAAGTTAATGGAAATTTTAGAGTTGCAAGCAACACAGTTATTGTAGGTAGCGGGGATAATCCTACACTTGCGTTTGTGCGTGGACAAGAATACAGTTTTACACTTGATTTATCATCAGCACCAATTTCATTTAATATTTTAGATTCAACAGGTTTAGTAAGATATAACGATGGTATACAACATCAAGCAGATGATGGCACAACAACTTCAGGTGCCGCGGCACAAGGTAAATCAACAGGCAAAGTAGTATTCACTGTTCCAACAAATGCGCCAGATACTTTGTATTATGGTAATTCTACAGGTAGTATAAGAGGTGTTATAAACATAACCAATCCAGTTGCAATAGATGCAACATTTGCTAATCTCACTGCAACTGGTACAACAAGTTTACAGGCAGTTACAGCAACAGCACTAACATTAAACGGTAATGGCACAGTTACTGGAGACTTAGCAGTACAAGGAAAATTAACAGGAGATTCGTTAAGTGTAAACGGATTAGGTGTTGCTGAATTTAATGCAGGAACAAATATTGTTTTACGTGCTGGAAACAAATTAGATTTTGTTATAAATGATGCTATTATAGGAAAAATTGATAGTAATGGATCAGATGTAGCAGTAGTAAACACAACAATCAATAACACACCTATTGGTGCAACTACAGCATCAACAGGAGCATTTACTTCTGGAACCGTTGCTAATCAACCAACAACAGCAAATGGCATAAGTAATAAGAAGTATGTAGATAACACATCAACAGCATTAGCGATTGCACTTGGGGTATAATTAATGGCAAAGAAAAAGATTAATAATTATAAATTTAAACCAGGAATAGGTTATACAGACAACCTATATCCAAACGCTTATGCACTTCTTACTGCAAACAAAGCATTTATACAAGCAGAAACAGGACAGTTTATTACTAATCGTGTAAGTGATGCTACAGCCTTCCAAGCAGATCTAATTTCTTTGATTGACGACTTAGAACAAGAAATGGTACTAGGTACTACTGCTACTCAAAGACTATGGGGATATATAGAAAGTCAAAAAGGAATAAATCAAAAAACTGTTCGCAAAAGAACAATACAAAGATTAAAAACTGGACTTGCGGCTCTAAGCAATGTCACAGGAACTTACCAAACAGCAATGGAAACTGCTGTTGATGAAATAATAGATATTGCAACCAACGGCTGGGCAAACGCAAGTGCATTAGTTACTTCTGAGCGTACAAATGAAGTAGAAGTTAATATTGGTTATGCTGTTTCTAGAATGAAAAACAATAGAGCATTTATGATTGCTGAAACAAAAGCATTTATGGATGCAGACACTCCTGGCAATACTGTTACTACAGCGGCAACTTTTGAAACTGAATTAGGTATTTTAATAGATAGTATTTGTCAAGATGTATCTACAACAGCAAATAATTTAACAAAGACATGTAATGAAGAAATTTATGTAAACACTGCACCTGCAAATAGATCATTATTGAGTGATGGTTTAACAAGACTTGCTACAGTAATCAAACAAGTTGTTGAAGGTGCTACAGTAACTCGTACAACAGGAAATTCTTTAACACAAGATACAAGTGGTACAAGTGCAAATACAGTATTAGGTGATAGATGTAAAACACATATTTTAAACACACAAACGGTAGTTGCAAACGGAACAGTTTCAAGTTTGCCAGCAACAGTTTATCCAAACTTTAGTGATGAGCCTGCACAAGGCCAATCAGCCGCAACAGATTTTGAAAATAATAAAACTAGTGTTGCTACAAATATTAATGCTTTTTACAATTATACATTTAATCAGGCAAAGTGCGAAAGAGATACAGGATTAATTATAAATTCTTACTTATTTGATCTAAGGTATGGTGGTAACTACAAAACATATGATTATGCAAGTAAGTATTGGGAAGGTGATGTTGCACAGATTGATGGAACAAGATATCCTGAAACAGATACTCACTCTTGGGTGACAGAACTTATTAGAGATTACGTGTTTAACAAAACAACTTATCCAAATGAACAAACAGCAACAACACAAACAATTACAGGAGCAGATGCAGAAGCAGGTGCAGATACTCCAATTACAGATTTAGGTAGTTTGGTTGTCACAACAATTGAAGGCGGATTAAGTGCAAGACCAGCATTTGTTGACACTGGTGCAGGATACATTAAATTTCCAGGTAATTATGATTCCAGTGATATTTTATTAATTACAAATACAGATAGCAACGAAGTTATATATGCATTCAATGATACAAACAGTGGTGGGTTGACAGAACTTGCTACATCATTTGTAAGTACAAATGACTATTCATATACAGAAGATGAAGATTTTCCAAAATATCTACAAACAACAGATGCTATAACAAGAGTTTATCTAAACAAGAATACTTCAAGTATGCTTGCACAAGACAAGTTGCAAATTTATGTTGACACAGATGAATTAATTGTAAGACCATATGAGTTCGGTACTGATGCTATTGAAAGAAATAGAACTGCTGAACCTATGTCAATGCTTGATGCTGACTTTGAATACGGTCTTCAGCCTACTAAGTGGAGTGCTATTGCAACAATGCGTGGTTATCCTTCAGTTTATGAAGTACCAGGCACAGAAACAAGTGTAACAGCAATAGTTTCAGATAGTAGTGCAGGCACAGCAGGAGTTGGTAGTTCATTAATTACAGTAACTACAGCAGGTGCTCATGGATTTGAACTTGGTGATGCAGTAACAATAAAAGGACTGAAACAAGATGTGCAAGGATATAGTAGAGCAGAAGGTGCATTTATAATTATTTCAGTACCTAATGCAATTAGTTTCCAATACTATGCAAAGGCAAAAGTTGGTACAAGTGGAAATGTAAACATAGAAGCCGAAGCAACACAACTGCGACAAGCAGGATTTTATACAGGTGCAAGTATTGGTGTACCATCCTTTAGTGTTGAAAGTAACGGTTCAGCAGGTACAATTAGACCAGCACTAACTGTTGGATCAGGCGAAGATGTTATACCTTTTACAGTGACAGTAGGAAATGCACCAGAAATTGGTGCACCATTATCAGCATCATCAGGTATTGCTTTAGGAACGCAAGTCACAGGTAAAGTAGGTACTGGTGGAGTAATGGTTACTCCGGTTGTAACAGATGACTACGGTCCAGGCACAACACAGATTGATGTACAATCAACAAGTGGCATTCAACAAAATATGGCGGCAGACAAAGGTGACGGAACTGCGACACTTGTTAATACAGTTGTAGGAAATACAATTACATTTAGTGATGCAACAACAAATGATGTTAAAGGTAACTACGTAAATTATACAGCAGTAGAAGGACAAAATGTTGTTAGTTTAGGTTTTGGTGCTACATTTGATGTAAGCAGAGCGGCTGGAAGTTACACTATAGATGCTATTGTTAATTCAGGTCAAGATTATGAACCAAATGATGTGTTAGTTATTCAAGGTGAATTTTTAGGTGGTGTTACACCTACAAATGATTTAACAATTACTGTACTTACTGTAGATACAGGAGGAGAAATTTTAACTACTTCTGTAAGCGGTACTGCATTTAATGGCACAGGAAGTTTTTCCAATGTTACAGGTGAATATCTTAACGGTAATGGTAATGGCGGCTTATGGAACATAGGATATACAAATAATGTATTCAATAATGTAACACTACAAAATCCAAGTTTCGATCAACAAACAGGTACTATTAGCGGTGGTCAAGGTACAGGTGTATTGCTTGACTTTACAATATTAAATGGTACATATTCTGTTGCAATTGATCCTGCAGAAGCAGGCGTTACAGGATATAGTGTTTACGATGTTATTAATGTAGCAGGTACAAGTTTAGGTGGTACAACACCAAATAACGATGCACAAGTAACAATTACCAGTGTAGATAGTAACGGATTTCCTACAGGAGCAAGCGTAACTGGTAACGGTGCGCCGGCGTCTAACAATTATGTTAATGTAACATATAGTACAAATAATAATGGTATTGGTGCAAGTGTTAATGTAGGAACCAACGGAACAACATACATACCAACATTTACAGTAACTGGTACAGGATTTCAGGTTAATGATACTGTTACAGTGTTAGGTACTCAAGTTGGTGGATTGAGTCCTGCAAACGATATAACAATTACAATAGATACTGTTGATACAGGTGGAGAAATTTTGACTTTTACTACATCAGGAACAGCAGTAGATAGTCATTCTTATAACGGCATTGCAAATGGAGTAAATTTAGTTGGTAGTGGAGCAGATTTTGATATTGTAATTAATGGACTTACAGAAACTTATGGAGTAACAGTTAACACAGCAGGTGATAATTATGCACCAAACCAAACAATAAGTATCCCAGGTAACCAATTAGGTGGTGCAAGTCCAGATAATGATTTAACAATTACAATAACTGATGTTAATAATGATTCTACTCTCACAGCAGGGGGAATCTTAACTGTAAATGCTACAGGTACAGCAATAAAATCAACTTCTGGATATGCAGTAGCAGATAGGCTAAAAGTAAACGGTAGTTCTTTTGTAGGAGGAGTAGATATTACTCACGATGCAATTATTGAAATTACAAGCGTAGACGGATCAGGTGGTATAACAAACTTTGCCACAACTGGAACAGCACCAAACGGTCAACAAACTTATAATGAAGTTACAGGATCAGCAAGTCTAAGTGGTACAAACGCTACATTTGATGTTTCCAGAGATGGAACGACATACACCGCGTCTGTTAATAATCCAGGATCAAACTATGTTGCAACTGAAACTATTGTTATTTCAGGAACTGCTTTAGGTGGTTCATCACCGACAAATGATTTAACAATCACAGTAGATTCAGTAGGTGGTAGTGGAGACATATCAGTAATTCAAGCAAGTGGTACTGCGGCAAATACAGGATTATTAGCAAGTACATCAGCCGCTATTATTGTAGGTAATGGTGCAACGTTCAACGTAGCATTATCAGGTGGATCTTATACAACAAGTATAGCACAAGCAGGTCAAGAATATTACACAGGGCAAAAATTTAAAGTTACAGGTAATTTATTAGCAGGTGCAACACCTACAAATGATTTAGAAATTACTATTGCAAGTGTTAATGCATCAGGAGGCATACTTACAGTAACAGACTCAGGTAGTGCAAGTACAGATGTTGCAAGTTTTTCAAATGTTACTGCTAACGTAGCAAGTTCAACAGGTAATGGGTTAAGTTTAGATATTTTAAGAGACGGTACTAATGCAGATAGTACAATAGGTGATTACACATTTAGTTTGAACCAAGGTGGTAGTAACTATCAAGTAAGTGATAAAATAAAAATTGGTGGTGAAAATCTAGGCGGTCAAGGTGGTATACATGATGTACAAATTGTTGTAGACACGGTTGATAGTGCAGGTTCAGTTCTAACATTTACAGCAACAGGTGATGCTTTTGCAGGTACTTCACTTGATTTGTATAGTACTGTTACCATAGACACACCAACTACTGCTCAATTGGCAACAACATTAGATATTTCATTTAGTGCATTGGCTACACTTAAAATTAATTTTGATTCAGCACATGGACTAGTCCCAGGTGATACATTTATTACAACAGTTGACTCAGATGATGGTGTTAATAATCATGATTTAGCGGCAGGCTCATTTATTGCAACATCTATACCAAGTCCAACTTCTCTAACATTTACTGCTAGAGCGGCAGGTGCTATCGATGCGGCAAGTGATAATATACAAGGAACTGTTTATCCAAGACCAGATTCATTCTTTATACACAGACCATTTGATGGTGGTGTACAATTAGGTACAGGCGGTCCACAACACGGCGCACAAGCAATACGTCAAAGTAAAAAATATATTAGATATCAATCAGGTAAAGGTATTATGTATACCACAGGTGCATTATTTGCTCCAAGTTATGACCTAAGAAGTGTTACAGCAAGTGGTGTTGAAATAGGTGCAACAATTACTGTAACTTGTGATGATAATGATCACGGGCTACAAATTGGATCAAGAATAAAATTAATCGGAATTGAAACTGTAGGATACAATGGAACATATACTGTAAATGATGTTATAGACGAACGTACTTTTGAAGTTACAAATACGCTTAATAGGCTCGGTGGAACCACTGCGGTGTTAAGTTTCGGCGCACAGATGTCAACATATCAATGGCATGGTGCAACAGTGCGTTCTGGAGTGTTTGATGATCAAAATGGAATTTATTGGGAATATGATGGAACAAATTTACTTTGTTGTCAACGTACTTCAACAAAACAAATATCAGGCACAGCATCTATAGCACCAGATACAAATACTGTAACTGGAACTAACACAAGGTTTAGAGATCAATTAAAAGCAGGTGATAGAATTGTTATACGTGGTATGACTCATGTTGTTAGTGGCGTTGCTACTCAAACACAAATGACTGTTACACCAGATTATAGGGGAGTAAGCACAGCAGTAGGTACAAAAGTATGTTTGGTTTCAGATAAAAAAGTTAGACAACAAGACTGGAACTTAGATAGAATGGACGGCACTGGTCCAAGTGGTTATAATTTTGATCCTGCTAAAATGCAGATGATAGGAATTGAATATTCATGGTATGGTGCTGGTTTTATTGACTATATGGTGCGTGGTGCAGATGGTAACTTTGTATACGGACATAGAATTAGAAATTCAAATGTAAACACTGAAGCATACATGCGTTCAGGTAACTTACCTGTGCGTTATGAAATAACTAACGAAGGTCAAAATGGTAAACTAGCAAGTGGTATTGATGCAACACAAACGTCTATTCCTTTAGAAACAGTTGACTTCTTTCCAACCTCAGGTACAGTTTATATTGATAACGAACTTATAAGTTTCACTGGCACAGATTATGCAACCAATTCTCTTACAGGATGTACAAGACAAGCAACTTTGACTAACTTCCAAGCAGGTGCGGCACGTAGTTATACAGCAGGAACTGCCGCGGCACATGATGCTAGAACTGGTGTTATTCTAATCAGCAACACAACAACGCCTCTAATATCACACTGGGGATCAGCATTTATAACAGATGGTGGCTTTGATGAAGATCGTGGTTACATTTTCTCTTACACAGAACAAGCACTTACAGTTACAAACGTAAGACAAACAGCATTTATGATAAGACTAGCACCTAGTGTGTCAAATGCTATTATTGGAGATTTAGGTGATAGAGAATTGCTTAATAGAGCACAGTTGCTATTGAGTTCATTAGAAGTTACATCAGAATCAAACAATACAGGTGCTATTGTTATTGAAGGTATTTTGAATCCACAAAACTATCCTACTAACCCAGCATTGATTAGTTGGACAGGATTAAGTGGACTTGCACAAGGTGGACAACCAAGTTTTGCACAGATTGCATCAGGTGGTGGTATAACGTGGTCAACAGGTGCTACAACTACTACAACAAATATTACTGCACAAGCAGGTATTAATGCTGTCCTTGATTCTGGACTATATAGATCAAGAAATAATAACAGAAGATTGTATGTAAGTGCTTCTGATTATAGATCAACATTTGGTACAGATTCTTTAGCAGTAGTTTTAGGTAGAGGTATTTCTGGAAATAACATTAGAGCCAATTCAAGAATTGACGGGGGATATATTTCACCAAGTTCTAACTACGGTTACTTTAACTTATCACAGACACTAAGTGGTAATATTAATGCAAATACTTCAAATGCAATGACTATAACATCGCATGGTACACTAACAGATGCAAACTTTGCATATATTACTAAAGCAAGTTGGGAAGCAAGCGGTGGTAGAGATGGCACACCAGTAAGTTCAACAAGTTCATCACCAAGTTGGCCTGCAAACACTGTTATTAATAGTATTAGTTTAGAAGATTTTGCTGGTACTGAATATTACTTGATTGAATTTAATAATCCTGCAAGTGGAGATCTAGTTGCAGGTTCAGGTACCATTACACTAGAATTTAGTTCACCTCCTTATGGACAACCAGGTGAAACAGTTCTATCATTTATTGCACAGCCAGGCGAACGTGCATCACTAGACTTAGGACAATTGAAAGAACTTACAAATACTACACTTGGTGGTAGAGGTACGTTTCCAAATGGCCCTGATGTATTAGCAATTAATGTTTACAAAACAGCAGGTACTGATGTTAATGCAAATATTATTCTAAGATGGTCTGAGGCTCAGGCGTAATTATTCATCTAGCATATTAACAAAAGCCGCAAGATTGTCAAATATTCTTGTTGCTTTTCTTAAATTTCTATATGTAAATCTTTTGTTTATTAATTCTTCTGTTTCTTTGCCGTATCCTGTGCGAACTAATATAGGTTTTGCCCCTATTTTAATTGCGGCTTTTAGGTCCGATATTTTATCTCCAACAAAATATCCTTTATTAAATTTTACATGTTTTACTTCTTGTTCACAACGCTTAAACATTCCTGTATTAGGTTTAGCAAACATATCTTTTTTTGAACTACTTGCACTATAATATAATCCATCTATGCTAGGACATCCTGCTATCCCTAACTGCTGAAACATATGTTCGTGTAATTTTTCTACATCTTCTTGTTTGTAAATACCTTTTTCAATTCCGCCTTGGTTGGTGATAATAACAATTTTATGCCCTAACTTCCGTAATTTAACGATTGCTTCTAAACTACCATCTTCAAATTCCCAATCTTCTACTTTATATACGTAATCATTAATGTCTTTATTAATTACACCGTCTCTGTCTAAACCAACTACACACTTAGGTGCAATGTAATCTGGTTTATACATGTCGATGTTGACATCATCACTCCATACTATCTTTGGGTTGTTCATCTGCTACTTTTCCTTTTATTTCATCCAACAATCCGGCTTGGCTATCTCCTGGAATAAGCCTATAATTATCTTCTACACTATCAGCAGTGCTAACTTCTGTAATACTACTGTTATCCTCTAATGCTTCTAATTGATGTGGCAACAAAGGTTTGTTGCGCCATGTCATTCCTTGTGTAAGTGTTTGACTGAATAGTGTGGCTGTTTTAGTATCGATCCAACGTACAATAAAACTACCTTCATTTACAAACCAACTCTCGTCTTTTTCTTTGTGGAAATGCATACTAAATTTATTTCCTTTTTTAGTAAACACCATCATTTTACCGCAGTATAAATCATTAGTGGCCCAAATTAATTCGAACCCCCAACCTTTATCTACTTTACCTTCTAGTCTTTCCATGTTTCTATCCATTCCTCCGGTTTGGTAAATTTAAACTTACCTATTGTTTTTAGTAATTTTGTATTATCACTACAAGTATATTTTTGATATTGTCCAATTAAATTTTCAGGCATTGGTATAGGTTCTACTTTTGCATTATATTTTTTTGCAATACTATGTGCAATGGTTGTAAAACTTGTTGTTTCACCTGTGCCTACATTCCAAATACCCATTTCGTCTATATGCATCATTTTTTCAATAATTTGGCATACATCTCCTATGTATATAAAGTCTCTTAAATAATCACTACTTCCTACAAATGGGTGTACTGAGCCTGTTTCTTTTGCTTGTTTGGCAAATTTATGAAACACACTCATTTGATCACCTTTGTGTTCTTCATGTTCTCCATATACATTAAAGAATCTTAGTCCTTTTATATTACATTTGTAGTCATCCCAAGACAACATTTCAATGCTTCTATCAAACAAATATTTTGACCACGAATAAGGACTTTGCGGTTGTTTAGGAGCATCTTCATTAAAATTTTGACCGTCTCCGTATACACTTGCACTTGATGCATAAATTAAATCAACACCTTGCATGTCACAAACTTGCAGTAATCTATGACTGAAATCTAAATTTTGTTTTAGAACTTTTTCTACATCACGTTCGGTTGTGCTTGATATTGCACCCATGTGTATTACTTTATCAAACTGGCTACAATCAGGGACAACATTTTCAATGTATTCATATTCAGCAATCCCATGCCCTTTACTCATAAGATATTCTTTTAAATTTTTGCCGATAAATCCATCCGCGCCTGTAATTAATATTTTTAAACTATCACTCATTTATCTTCTCAAGTATACTTGTTGTTGAAAAATCTTCAACAGTAGGCACAATGTATACACTAGTTAAGTCATGTCCTACTACTTCATTTACTTTATAATCTCCACCCTTTACAATCAAATTAGGTTTAAGTGATTTAATTAAGTTATAAGGTGTGTCTTCACTGAATACAATAACTTCATCTACCCAAGATAGTATTTCTAATTGTTTCTTACGTGTTTCTACAGGATTAATTGGACGATTATCTCCTTTTAGTCTTCTTACACTACTGTCATCATTTAATCCTACAATAAGTTTATCACCTTTTTCTTTTGCGGCTTTTAATAATTCAAAATGTCCTGTATGTAGAATATCAAAACAACCATTTGTAAAAACGACTGTGCTTTCAAGATCTTCTTTTTTTAATTTGTAAGTACCACTATGTCTAACACTTTCAGTTGAACCTTTTATAGCGATTTCTAAGCATTTTTTATAACTGTATCCTTTTGTTAATCCGAATACAAATCCTGCTATAAAACAATCTCCTGCACCTGTTACATCTGCTACTTCTACATTCTCAACAGGTATATTATAATTTTCTCCGTCAATATTAGCAATTACCTCTTTCCCTGCATTAGTGGTAATAATATTTCCTTGCCATTTGTCAAATCCAAACTTGTAAAATTCGTTATAGTTTGGTTTTACTAGCCATGCACCTTTATATTCAGATGCATTACGTTTAGGATCAACAATTATTTTACAACCAAATTTGTTTATATGATTTATTATTTTTTGTGTATGATCTAATGAACCTTTGTTATAATCACTTAGAATAACATAGTCGTATGGTGCAAAATCACTTTGTAATACTTGTTGTAAAACAGCATCTGCATCAGCATGTTCATCTTCATCTAATCTAGTAATATAATGTCCATCTGATATTATTCTTGTTTTAGTACTTCTATTTTGATTGTTATGAACAAGTGTTGCATCTATATCTAAATTTTTTAAATTTTCTAATACAAGTCCAGCACCTCCCAAAGAGGTCGAAACTCTATCAATATTAACAATTGGTACTGGCGCCTCAGGACTAATTCTTGAACTAGTGCCATAAACATATTTGTCTACAATAACATCGCCGAATACTAAGACTTTCATAACTTATAATAACTTACTATCTATTCTTTGTCAAGTAAATTTAGAACTTTAGTTACTGTTTCTAATTTACTTTGATTAATTTTACTTTGCAGTGTATTACGTAAACCGTGATGCAAAGGCTTTGGCCAACTTCCGCTTTTGACCCATGCATAACCATCATGTTCTCCATTTAGTAAAGGCATAAACTCTTCTTTGACTGCACACAAATATGTATGGAATTGAAATTGATGATCAGTTGATATAAATGTTTCTAAAGGTATAGTCTTTTCAATTTTAGGATTGAATCCTACTTCTTCTTTTATTTCCCGCTTTAGTACTTCCCATGGCGTTTCTTTACCTTCGCCTGTGCCTCCAACTAATCCCCATAAGTTCTTAGTCTTACCTTTAGTACGATGTAGTAGCAAAAATCGCTGTGTTTTCAAACTGTAGAACAGGGTTCCACTGCAAATTATCTTGTTCATAAAAATAATTAGCCGTTGAGAGCGATTCGCCAGGTCCCTCCTGGATACAGTCCCTCAATACTTAATAGCCATTCATCGCCATCCCAGCGATATTGTATGCCTGTTTTAAGATTTGTGACATATGTGACTTCTTTTACAGTAGCCGCTTCGAACACAACTACAAATTTAGTTCCGTCCCATTCAACAATGTCGTTACGTTTTGCAACAAAGTCTACTCCGCCTGTAGATTTCCATGCATCTGCACCATCTGTATTTGTTGCATCACCAATATCATTAAGCAATAGTATTCTACCACCTAGTCCTTTCATAATATTAGTTGGAACAGTCTTTTGTGGATCTATTATATAATCTATTGTAGTCCATTGGTTATTATTTCTTACAGGACCAGATATAATACTGTTGCTTGGGAATGTGTCTGCGTCCCAATTAATAATAAGTTGTGTTTCGTCCATAGAGTTTACACTTATAGTACCAGTAACTTCATGTGTAGTTTCATTTAATTTTGTAAAGTAAATTCTACTTATATCATCTTGATATTGTCCTGGGTGGCTATCTAAAATCTGTCGCCAACTAGTTGCACCAACTACACCTTTGCTTTCTATTTGTGCTAGTGTGCCTGTAACATATATACCGTAATCTTGATAGTTAGTACCTACAACATGTTTTGCTGATGTTGTTTCAATTGAACGTTGTCCGTCTTTGTCAGCAACGCCAGGTACAATGCTATCATCCCATCTGTTTAATTCTGGATTACTTAACCCTAGATCTAATGTTCCAGTGCCTTCGTCAAATATACTTGTAATAATATTTGTAATTACACCAAGACGTTTAACTTTTACAGGTGGACTAATATAAATTGGTGTTGTAAATGTTAATGTTGATACATCAATTTCACTGTCAACGCCTACAGGAACACTTCGTGAACTCCATGTTACACTTTCTAACATCACATGTGTTAAACTTGTCCAGTCTATATAATTGTCAGTAGTTTGTACTTCTAGACTAGGATTGAATAATACTAAGATTTGCTCTAATATTTGCAATTTCATATCAGTATTAGTTGACCAAATATCAGCATTAAAAGTAAGTTTATAAGGAGTAGGCATTAATCTTTCAACTGTGTAGTTTTTACCTTCATAGTTTAGATATTCTTTGCCTGATTCGTCATAAGCACGTTCTCTAATATTCACTTTGCTTACATAACTTGCATCTGCGGTGCGTTCTCTATCAATTTCCATACCAGTTACATGTACAGCAATACGTGGCGCACTTGGTATTTTATTTTCTGTGTTGTCTCTAATTATGTTTGCTACTTGACGTGTCAAGTCTCCATATGTTACAGGTATTTGTGTTAAATTACCTTTACCATCTTTTACAGAAAAATTACTCAGTAGTCTTACCATTTGAGTAACATATCTTCTTACTTGTCCGTCATAAAAATGTTGCATTAGTTATCTGCCTTAGGTCTAAGTGCTTTTGATAGACTTTGTTTTTCTTTAACAGTTTCACCACCAATTTGTGATTGATTAGTGTTGTTAATAAATGTAGTCTTTTGTGTGTTACGTGTATCAGTATTAGTTAAATCTACTCTTACACCATCTTGTAATTTAATCCAACGATTACCATCATATCTAAATAATCTTTTAGGTGAAAAATCTGTTCTCAAAAAATAATCTCCATCTTCTGGTACTGTAGGAAAACTAATACCCATTCCATAAGGTGCACCATTATTACCTTCAACACCTAATAAGTAGCCTTGATATCCTGATCTATCAGGACGGTCACTAATCATATCAGTTGTTGTACCTATATTACTAGCATCTATGTCAGTTTCATCTGCGGTTTTAAGTGCAACTGTACCATCTGCATTAGTTGCTAAAGTATAGTAATGACTAATATTATATCCTGATTTTGCTGAATCTGCTTCTGCTTGTGCAATTACACTGTTGTTGATATTCATTTCTTTTTCGTATGTAGAAAGCACATCTCTCAATGTATCACTCGATCCTTCTTGTGCAGGTAAATCAAGTATTTCTTTAAATTCTTGCGAATCAACAATTTGTTTTAGTTTTATTCTATATAAATGTGGATACCATGTAGGTGAAAAACCTTCTGCGGCTCTGTTTACATCTTCAACTACATAAAATCTTTTAAGTGCATACGAATAATCATTAGCCGCATATTCATCTTTTAAATGAGGTAGTTCTATAACATCTCCACTCATAATCTTTCTACCAAGTGTTTTCACACTTGAGTTAATATGAATTGTCATAAACAATTTATCATTTACTAAAAATAATCCAAATTGACTCATATCAAAATCTATATCTTGCACATTGTAAATACCACGCATTGTGTAGATGTCTGGATCGTACTTTCTATCTCTATTTTCTAGAAATAGCATATCTTGGATATTTGTTTCTTTCACTGCATCATAGCGTGGTTGATCAGCAGTTGCGTCTGCTTCATCAGGATTATTAGGACCTAAATATTTGTGAACAAAAATGTCAGTTCCGCCCACAGTGAACATTTCATGGATTTGTTTGTCCATAAATGTATAATCATTGCCCTTTTCTGGTTTATATAAGGATAGTCTTGGCATATACATATTTATCGTAAGTGACAACTATCGATAAATACTAGTGGAGACTTTACATATGGCTACATTAGCAACTAAGAAACAAGAAATTTACGATTACGTCTATGCACTTTTAGGCGGAGGCATGGTAGATGTAGAATTGGATCCTGTCCATTATGAAACTGCCCTCAACAAAGCATTATCAAAATTTAGACAACGTAGTGATAATTCAGTTGAAGAATCATACTTGTTTATGCCAACAATAGAAGATCAAAATACATATGTTTTACCTGAGAATGTCATAGAAGTACGAAGAATTTTTAGAAGATCTATAGGTTCACGTTCAGGTGGAGGTGATGGTGGAACATTGTTTGAACCATTCAATATGGCATACACTAATACCTATCTTCTAAGTTCATCTAACATGGGTGGTTTAGCAACATACGATTTGTTTAGCCAGTATCAAGAACTTGTAGGACGTATGTTTGGTTCATACATAGAGTTTAAATGGAACACAACTACAAAAGAATTAACAATGTTACAAAGACCAAGAACACAAGAAACATTGTTATTGTTTGCATATAATTATAGACCAGATGAACAATTATTATCAGATTATCTAGCAAGCCAATGGATTAAAGATTATACAGTAGCAACCTGTAAATTTATGCTGGGAGAAGCAAGAAGTAAATTTGCACAAATAGCAGGTCCACAGGGTGGTAGTTCTCTTAATGGTGATGCTCTAAAAGCAGAAGCAACAGCAGAGTTAGAAAAACTTGAGATGGACGTATCACAGCAAGTAGCAGGCGGCATGGGCTACGGATTTACAATAGGCTAAAAAAATTCTTGACAAAATAGAATATTGATAGTATTATTATACTATGCATTATGAAGTCACACCTCTGTTCTCTACACCTTTGTTAAAAACACATATTGGTCCTTTGGATCCAATAACACTTGCTTGGTTAAAGCGTTTAGAATGCCCTGATAGTTCTGTAGCACAATATGGCAACGAAGACCACTTACCAGCGTCAGAGCGAGGATTTGATGTGTTAAACCAGCCAAAATTAAACAACTTAAAAACTCTTATTAAAAAAGCAGTTGACCATTTTACGTACAGTGTATTAGATGTAACTGATGATACTGAATTTGTTTTGACTACAAGTTGGGTTAATAAAATGAATACAGGTAGCGACATAGGATTACATAATCATGCAAATTCAGTAGTTAGTGGAGTATATTATCCTGAAGTAGGTGAACAATCTAATCCTATTACATTTAGAAAAAATAGACAGCATTTAAATTCATTTCCAGAACACATACGCCCTAATACAAAAGAAAATTGGAGCCAATATACTGTAGGCGCATGGACAGTCAAACCTATGACCGGAGACTGTTTAATTTTTCCTAGCCACTTAGAGCATGAGGTTGCACTCAGTAATGATAAACAAGATAGATATAGTTTGGCTTTTAATTATTTTCCTAAAGGCAAACTAGGAAAGAACTCAGTTAGGGTAAACATATGAAATATCAAACAACACCTTTATTTTCAATTCCTCTGTTTTATGCAAATATAGGCTCAGTAGATCCTGCAACAATGGCATGGATTGAAAAATTAGATTACCCTGATGAAGCGGCAGGGCATGATCATACGGCAGACAAATACGTATTGAACAACACAAAATTAGCAAATTTAAAAGATCAAATTCAAAATGCATGTAACGTATTTGTAAAAGACGAACTAAAAGTTACTGATGATGTAGAGTTTGAATTACAAAACAGTTGGATTAATAGGCATTCAGCAAATGAACAAAACACATTACACTGGCATAGTAATGCTATGATCAGTGGAGTGTATTATATACAAAATGAACCAGGTGCAGGAGATATAGTATTTCAAAAATCACATCTTTATTACAATTTATTTCACGATACTGTAAGAGTATCTTTCAAAGAACCTACACAATATAATACAAACGAATTTTACATATCACCTAAGTCTGGCGACTTAGTAATGTTTCCAAGTCATTTGGAGCATATGGTTACCCCAAATCTAACAACAACTCCACGCTACAGTTTGGCATTTAATTTCTTTGCTAGGGGGACTGTGGGCGGTGGTACATCGGAACTTAAATTATGATAATAGGAATATGCGGCTTAATAGGCTGTGGCAAAGGAACAGTAGGAGATATTTTAGTTGATGATTACGGATTTACTAAACTAAGTTTTGCTGATAAATTAAAAGATGGTGTAGCAACAGTATTCAACTGGGATCGTGCTATGCTTGAAGGAGATACTGTAGAAAGCAGAGAATGGCGAGAAACACAAGATGACTTTTGGACTAGAGAAACAGGCAGGACAATTACTCCTAGATTAGTGTTACAAGAATTTGGCACAGATTGTATGCGCCATGGATTTGATGACGGAATTTGGGTAAGTTTAGTGAAGCAAGAACTAGTCAAATATCCTAATAAAAACTTTGTAATTCCAGATGTACGTTTTCCAAATGAAGCAAACATGATAAAAAGTATACATGGTGAAGTATGGCGTGTAAGACGTGGGCAAGATCCTGTATGGATGCGTATGTATCAAGATATTGGTGTCGAACCTAAAGATGTACACGAATCTGAATGGCGTTGGGCTAAAGTAGACTTTAACCACATTATATATAATGACTTAGGAATAGATGAACTTAGAAGTCAGGTAAAAGGTCTCCTTGCTTCCAACGAACACCTTGTTTCTGCATAAGACGTTGACAATTTGCACATATAGTTTTAAGATTCAAAATACTGCAATTATCTAAATCACCATCTATGTGATATACATTAAACTGTTCAGTGTGTTTGCTTTTGAATCCGCACTTTTCACAACTATCTTTTTTGATATACCCTCTCTGTTTCCATTTAGGTACTCCGTGCTTTGATCCATTACGCAGACACGCTTCACATTTCTTTCTATAGTAAGTCCGGCCATTCTTTTTATAGTTTATAGCCGCCGGTCTAAGTTTACAATCACATAAAGGTCTCATGCTGTATTTACCACACCTTTTTGGTCCCTTTTTCTGGTGGTATTATAAGCATTTTAATTTCAATACGCATAAATACTACGAACACTTTTATTAAGGAGAAACATTATGGCATTATCATCACCAGGTGTTGAGGTTAAAGTAATTGACGAAAGTTTTTACACCCCAGCGGAACCAGGCACCGTACCAATGATATTTGTTGCTACTGCCCAGGATAAACAAAATGGGGCAGGTACTGGTACAGCACCAGGGACAACAGCGGCGAATGCAGGTAAACCTTTCTTGGTTACCTCACAAAGAGATTTAGTAGAAACATTCGGAGAACCAACATTTTATACGGATACAAATAATAATCCTATACATGCAGGTGAACTTAATGAATATGGTCTACAAGCGGCTTACTCACTATTAGGAGTAAGTAATAGAGCATATGTTGTTAGAGCAGGAATTGATCTTGCAGGACTAACAGCAAGTGCAGACGCTCCAACAAGCAATCCAGCAAATGGAACATTTTGGGTAGATACAGCAAGTACTATCTATGGAATATTTGAATGGAATTCAGCGGCAGTAACTACAACTGGCGGACAGTCATTTAGTTACAAGGCTCCAACAGTAATTACTGACGTAACAAAATTAGTTGGTGGAGTTGCAACAGGCGCACCAAAAACTTCAGTAGGTGCAGTTGGTGACTATGCTATAACAGCGGCAAGTACACTACACAAACTGTATTACAAAAACGAAAGTGGTACATGGGTTGAAGTAGGAACTGGCGCATGGAAAGCAAGTTGGTCTACAGTATCAGGTACTGCTGGTGCTACAACAACTTCAGGTTTGGATTTTACTATTAACGGTACAACAGTAACAGCAAACGCAACATCCGCAACAGCATTAGCGGCAGTAATTAACGGCTTGAGTATTTCAGGTGTTACTGCATCAGTTGAAGCGGCTAACGATATACTAAGATTACACTCAACAGGTGTTAATATTGTACTTGCAGAAGGTTCAGGCGCATTGACTGATATGGGCCTTACAGCAGGAACATATGCGGCACCGGCGTTGAATATTGCCCCTCATACAAGTGTTCCCGAGTTTGGTGCAAATGATACAACTCCACGTCCAACAGGAAGTATTTGGGCGAAAACTACATCACCTAATAAAGGTGCAAAATGGGCAATCAAATGTTGGAATGATGCTACAAAACTTTGGGATACCAAAGATGTTCCAATCTTTAGCACAAACCATGCGGCACTTGCTACATTAGATAAATCAGGAGGAGGTGTAAACCTTTCAACTGATTCACTTTACATTAAATCAAATGACGGTGAAGCAACTGATCTAGTTGCAAACTTTAAAGTGTATAAACGTAGTGCAACAGGCGCAACAACAATTACATCAAGTGCAGTTTCAACACAAGCATCTAGTGGTACAGCATCATTTACTCTTCAAGAGTCAATTGTAGGCAGTGCATCATTAGGTAGTGCAATTACAGTAAGTGTATCAGTAGCAGGTGATGCAGGTGATGCAGATGACATTGCAGGTGCAATTAACTCCGCAGGACTTACAAACGTAAGTGCAAGTGTTGATAGTTCCAACAGAGTTGTAATTTCACATAATAAAGGCGGTGACATTAGAATAAAAGACACAAGTGGTCATTTGGCACAAATTGGTTTTAGTACAACAGATACTACAAACTTATATGATGCTCCAGCAGGTGATACAAGTGCAGACTTTATTGCTACAAACTGGAAAGTTTTAAGTG